CGTCTTTTTCAATCACGTCCAGAGACATGAACTTTTTGCGCGCCATTTGTTAGATTTTCCAGTACAGAATTATAAACTTCTGCTTGGCTTCTAATCAACATGTCGTACATTGCCATTCTATCTAAGTACGCATCTTTCATTGCTGTCATTGCTGTAGGTGGTTCTACCTCAACTCTAGCATCAGATTCACCATAACAACTTACAAGTGTCATGTCATTCTTACGTGCAATATGTCTCATGATTTGATTTTCAGTGAGGCAATGCATGTAAATTTTAGTAATGTTATGCGATCTCAAATATGTAACTGCTCTGTCAAACATAGATTGAGCCAAGCCATAGCCACGATATTCAGGGTCAACTGAACATCCTAATTCGGCTTCCTCTTTATCTATAGCAACATGACATGCAGCAATGATTCTTGAGTGCATAGTATAACCAAACCACGTAGACCCATTTTCCCACGAGTCTTCTACATATTTAGTAATGTAGTTATCTGATACAGTTCCACCAAAACGTAAACGACGATCTTCACCTTGTAGTGAACAAAGATGTTCTAGTAGTGTAGACTTATCAAAGATAGAATATAGTTTTCTTGGTATCATAACGTTAAAGGGACCGAAGTCCCTTAGTCTTTATTTGACTTTTCCAGTCTTGTAATCCTTGAATGATTGAATAAAGTTTCTAATGTATGTTAGAATTTTCATAGATCACTCTCAGTTAGGTATTGCTTGTGTGAGCTACCAGTTTTAACTGGAACTTTCTTGGCTTTCTTTTCTTCAGGTACAAGTTTATCAAGAGCAATTTTTAACATGCCATTGAACAACTCTGCATCCTTAACTTCATACTGATCGCCAATAGCCCATGCACGAGTAAACGCACGATTAGAGATACCTTTAAACAATAGAGTATCTTCAGCTTCCTTAGATTCTACATTACCTTTAACAATTAACTTACCACCATCAATAGTGATGTCGATTTCATGCTCAGCAAAGCCAGCAACAGCTACTTCAATAGTGTAGGTGTTACCATTCTTGCGAACGTTAAATGGAGGGTAGTTTGGAATGTTCTTAGTCATTTCGTCATGCATTGTTTGCATCTTCTCGAATTGCTCGTCGAAGCCTACGAAGAACTTATCAAAGTCCTTGAAGATATCTTGACTAAAGAATGATGGTGTGAATTGTTTTTGTGTCATTTTGTTTTCCTTTTAAGCGAAATAAAATTATAGTACCCAATATGGCATACCAATAAAGCTGGTTACTTTATCCAGCGTCAATTACGTATGACAGTGCAATTGCACGGACGCCTATAACCGTAAGCGACAACGGACCCTAAGGTAGGTTAGTGACAGTTGTTTACATGGTTACTGCCGCCATGTTCCCATCCCGGAGAATTAGAAGTCTTTACGAGTGTTACCGATGTTATACTTCGGACACAGTTCCCATTCATTGCGCTCTTTGAATGAGATAACTTTGATCTGCCTCAATGGAGCGCGATCTTTAGATTGTTCATTGTTATTTATCGTGATTAGACCCCAGTCTGATAACAGCACTGCGATTGTATTACGACGTTGAATGTCATTCTCTGTGATAGTTGATGGTTTACCATCTAGCACAAATAGTTCTTTAAAATGAACGATAAAATATCGACCTTGCTTATGCAAGATATGACATGATTGATATAGTTTTCTATCTTTACGTGATGCAACACCAATGCGAGTTAATGTTTCACGTACTTTTAGAAAATCGTCCGGCTCGTTTAGTGTAACTTCCAGCATTGACGCTGGTGTCCACTCGACGCTCTTCTCGTTATTTTCCACCTTTGAATATCCTTTGCTTCAATTGTCCCATTTGGTCATCGCTAAGCAAAGGTAAAACCTTTCGAGCTTTCTCATTGCTATAGCCATAATACGATTTGACCACTTCCAAGTCATCAGAAGAAATTGGCTTTACCCATTTAGCAAAGCGTTTTTTCTTCCTAACCGTATTTATAAGAAAATCAAATTGAAGCTTTTTATCGAGAAAAGCTCGTTGATTCATCTCATTGGCTAATAGAACAGTGTCATAGTGATAGGAAAGGGATCTATTCACCATGAAAGGATTGTATGCCTTTTCAGTAATATCGTCTGTGATCAGTTCTTTCTTACTGTCACAGATTGCTGTAATGAAGTCAAATGGATTCATGCTAAAGCTCGAGCAAGTTCTTGCATACGCATAACATCCATTACGATATCATGACGTGGATCATGGGCGATGAACTTTGCTGCTAAGCCTTCAGGAATATAACCATTGTCCATGTCAGTGCCCCATGACATACCTTCAATCATAGATCGAGTGTCACGAATTCCACGCCAATTGAATACATCTGGATGTCCAGTATCGCGTAAAATATGCTCAAGGAAGATACAATCAAACGTGTTACCACGAGTGTATGTCTTCTTAAGTTTCAATGGGTCTTTAATATGCTTAACGATAAATGGATGTAATTGATCGATGGAGACATCTTCAGACGAAGGCTTTAATACCCTTTGTGCTTCTTTAGATTGTTCTCCCCACCAACGTAGAGTGTCAGGATTGATAGTACGTTTATATTTTTTAACTTGTTCTTCAACACTGAACTTAATCATATGTGCATTGGAAAGCAATTCTTCATATGAATATGGATTAGATACATATCGATCTTCATCAAATTCAAGAATAGCCAATGATAATACGACACCGTGAATAGTGTCTTGAGTCAATGTTTCAAAGTCGTAAATTGCGCAACGTTTCATAATATATTTACCAATGTCTAATAACACCTGCCACAATAAACATGTTTGTGACGATGTAACACATAACAATAAGAGTTCGTATGATAGCTACCTTATCGGATTCTCTATCACAATCACTCGCTTTTTCACCTAGTGCTTTTGCCCACAATGCCCACATTTTCGTAGTCACCTTTAGTCCAAATACGTGCTGCTGCGTTTGCATCTTCAAGGGATGTAAACATTCCAACTGATGGTAACATCTCATCGTTATCGTCAATAAAATCTACGCACCAGAATCCTTCTTTGAAATATATATCTGCTCTCATTTGAACTCCGCTGATGCCATAACTTCTGTCATACATGCAACCACATTCAATTCATGGTCTGCAACGAATGCGTTCTTATATTGATAGTCAGCCAAGATCAAAATCACTTGTGGAATTGATGATGGCTTTAACACTTCATTCAATGTATCATATACCTTACGGAAGATTGCATGAGGTTCAGTGTCAATATTATTTACCACCCATTCACGCATGCCTTTGAAGTTTTTAGTCTTCAAAGCTTCCATCAAATCCTTAACAGATTTGTCTGACATGGTAACTAAGATGCCAGCATCAATAGAACCATTGATAGCATAACGTTGAGCTTCATTTAAAACACGACGCCAATCAGGTGCATGCTTCATAATCAATTCAGCAAGAACTGATTCTTCAAAGGTAATACCTTCTTTAGTAAGGATATCACCGAGCCTCTTCATGAATTGACCACATAATCCTGCCAAGGTCTTCTTTTCGAAGCGGAAGTCAATCACACCACAACGTGAGTGAAGAGGCTCAATGATACGATTCTTAAAGTTACATGTGAGAATGAAACGACAGTTGTTTGCAAATTCTTCAATGAAACCACGTAAAGCTGGTTGAGTAGATTGAGGATTTAGATAGTCTGCCTCATCAAGGATAACACATTTGTATCCACCTTGGAGTGAGACTGTAGATGCGAATTGACGAATCTTTGTACGAAGGGTATCAATGTTACCATCTTCAGATGCGTTAATGACAATGTAATCAATACCGAGCTGTTCGCATAGAGCTCGAGCAACAGTTGTCTTACCTAGACCTGCTGTACCTGCAAGCATGAGGTTAGGTAGTTCACCTTTATCAACGATTTGTTGAAAGGTTTCTTTCAGTGCCTTTGGAAGGATACACTGTTCGATAGTTTGAGGACGATACTTTTCGACCCACAAGAATTGATCTTGCATTCACGACTCCATAATAAAAAGAAAGATGGTATACACTTAGGTACACCATCTATTATATCACACTTTTAGCCTGTAATTTTTTCGTACAGATCTTCAACTTCAGCTTGTTCAGCTTTTAATTCTTGGAAGTTTTGCTTATGATAAATCTTAGCAAGTTTGCGAGTGTACTTTGGAGGAAGTTCGAATTGGTCTTTAACCATGTTCAAAGTTTCCTTAATCAAATCACGCTCTGCTTCCATGCGGGTCAATGAATTTGAGATTTCACGTAGAGCATCATAGACTGCTTTACGATCTGCTGGGTTACTCAGTTGGGTTACTAGCATTTTGCTGCTCCACTTCTTGGATGAATCCGACAATACGTTCGCGAAGATCGCCAACAGGTTTTAGATCTGGTCCCTTAAAGATACCCTTCTCAGAACCCAAGTCAATGATTTTTACAACCATTGCTAGATCATTAATATTCAATGCACTCATTTATTATGCCTCGTAGGTTGAAGTTTTTTCAAGCGCAATCCAATATTCGATTGGCAGAGTCTTATGCTTGAAGTGGGAAATTAATTTGCCAGAGATATCTACATCATAGTCACCTGGAACTAATTTGAAATTAGTGATGTCAAAGTGGAACTTAAATGTATGTCCATTAGGTGAACCATCAACTTCTGTACCAAAGGAATTAGATGTTGAATTCTTTGGGTCTTTAACACGAAGAACAATACCTGAACCAGCGTCTTCAACTGCGACTGTTGAGACTGAAAGCAATGATGTAGCACGTTGCAGTGCTTTAAGTGTGTCAGCAGTCAACACAAAGCTTACATCAATTGGAGGCATTGCGACATCCTTCTGAGGGTATGTCAATGAGCTTTCATCTGAGAAGAAGTAGTTCAATGAAGACTTACCTTCTGACAAGGTCACACTTTTGCTATCTGTAGAGAATGCCATTGTTGGATTTGTAAACAAAGACATTGAAGACAAGAAGTCATTCAAATCATAGATGCCAAAGTCTTGAGGGATAGTCTCAGGGATAGTTGCCTTAGCAACAATGTTCTTAGCTTCTGCAATAGTCTTCAACTCATTACCATTGCGGAATACAATGTTGGGTTGAATGCTTGAGAAGTTCTTAAGAACTGTTAGTGTATCAGTTGATAATTTCATAATAATTTCCTTTGTTATATTATATCACGGTTATTCTTTGTTGTACACACGTATGTCACGAACAATCTTAAAGTTTTCAAATGCTTCTACGAGTTCTTTATGACGACGTGCAGAACAATACCAATACCATTCAATCATGGCTTGGTTTTCGCCAAGATAACCA